TTATAATTATCTTTATATGCTTTATCAGAAACTCTACTTCTTCCATCCCAACCTTTACCATATTCGCTTCTTCTTTTAAACTTGTTAAACATTACAAACCTTTTTCTTCATGAGCTTTTAATATAGCTATACAAAGTTCTTTTGTCACTGCTCCTTTCATGTTATTGATTTTACTAGATACAAATATAATATTATCTTCGGTATAACCAATTTTTGGATCTAGTCTATCTACACTAACCGCATTACTTTTAACAGAATCTTTATGACTTGTTCTTTTAAAAACTATCTCTTCTCCACTTAAAGCACACTTATATCCATGTTTTAATACATGTTGTTCCCATTTTTTTAAAAATTGTTCTTTTGTCATATGGCAGCGATGTCTATCTTTTTCTTCTTCAGAAAAATTAATATAACGAGGATTTTTTATTTTTCTAACTATAGAAAGATAAATAACAGACAATGAACCTTTTTCTGTATTTCCATATTTAAAATCTGCTTTTTTTCTACATTTTTTACAGTGAGTAGATAAACCATCTTTTTTATACCATTTATTTTTATTAAAATCATTAAATGGTAATAGTTCTTTACATATAGAACACACCTTCATTATTCCACTTCTCCCCAACTATCACCAATGGCTACATCAACTAAGCTAGGAACTTTAAACTCTATACAATTTTCCATAGTCTTTTTAATTACTTTAACATCTTTAACTTCATCTTTAATGTTAAAACATAATTCATCATGTATTTGTAATAGAGGAGTATGTCCTGCTTCGTGACAATCAATAACTGCTTGTTTAGTTTGATCGGCTGCGGAACCTTGTATCAGTCTATTTAAAGCTTTATATGTTCCAGCTCGTTTGATATTTTCTTGTCCACCAAATTTAGCAATGGCTGTTTCAAAGTTTTCAGAGTTTACCATTACCCAATCTTTAGGTTCCCATCTATCAAATCTACACTTACGACCTTTCTTAGTTCTAATAGCCCCTTCTTTAGATGCTTTATCCATACAAAGATTAATAAGTTTTTTAACGAATGGAACTTTCTTGTTGTACTTAACAATTATCTCTTTAGCTTCTTGCTCAGATAATCCTAAAGATGTTGCAAGTTTGGTATTACCCATTCCATACATTAAACCTAATCCAATTGTTTTAGCTTGTGAACGATCTATACCTATCATATCAGCAACTGTTTGGTGAAAGTCTGCTGAAGCATTTTCATATGCTTTAATAAGTTCTTGTGATCCTTCATAACCAACTGAAGCTGCATAATGCACAACCATTCTTGGTTCTTGTTGTGAGTAATCAAATGCTCCCCACTTACAATCTTCATCAGGTAAAAATAAAGATCTAATCTTAGGGCCAAAATCTTTATTACGTGCAGGAATTTGTTGCAGATTTGGATTAGACATAGAGATACGTCCAGATACAGTTCCACCTGAATCCGATCTCAATTGATTAATCTCAGCATGTATTCTTCCTTTAACTTGGTATCTCATAATACTTTGTAAGAAAGTTCCATGAAATTTATTTATCTCTCTAGCTCTAACAATAAGTTTAGCTATTTCATGAGGACAATTAGTTAACCAGTTTTGTGTAAAGCTAGGCTCATCACTTTTAGCAGTTCTAGGATAAGCTATCTTTAATTTATCAAAGGCTTCTGCTATTTGTCTTGCCGCCCAGATATCTATATCTTTACCAGTTATTTGTTTTATCTTAATTAAAGTTTCTTTTTCTTGTGCTTCAAATTCTTTAATAAGTCTTTGAGCTTTATCTACATCTACTCTAATTCCTTTTTGTCTCATCTTAATTAGAATAGGAAGTAGTTTAGATTCCATTTCCCAAATCGTAGTTAAGTTTTGTTTAATGATTTCATTCTTTAGAAATCCCCATAGTTTAAGCGTGAGCCGTGCATCTTGTTCAGCGTAGAATCCAACATGCTCTGCTGGTAATTTCCACATCTCAGCTTTAGGATCAATGCCATGATCTTTAGCAGCTTCTTTCAAATCAGTTTCAGCTTTGATTTCTCCTAAATAATCTTTAGCCAATGAGTTTAGATTATATGCCCATCTATTTTCATCAACGATTGCTGCTGCAACCATTGTATCTACAATCTCTCCATTAACTTGGATACCCATTGCTTGTAACCAACCCAAATCATATTGAGCATTATGAAATATTTTTCTACAAGGTAATGCACATATTTCTTTCATGTAGCTAATAACTTGTGTAGGTATCATATTACCCCCACCAAAATGTTTAAATGGGTAATAACCTTGCCAACCTTCAACAGCTACAGCAAAACCTATTACATAGCCTTTACCAATAGCCCAACCAGCACCTAAACCTTCGCTTATACCATCGTCTCTAGTTTCTAAGTCAATTGCTATTTCAGTAGCGTTAGATAAATCCTTATACTCAGAAGGACACAACCAAATACTTTTCTTAAATGTTAATGAATATTGTAAACTTGTCATTTATATTACCCAAAATAGAAAAGTTAAAACACAAATACAAGTTATAAAGCCCATATCGTAAGTAAGCATATTTTTATTCATTGTAGTCCCTTTCAATTATCATCTCTATGTAATGAATTGCTTTAAGAAGATCTTCTTTTTTATTCTTCAGTTTGTGTCTACATATATACTTGATTGCATTGCCTTCTGCAAATAGTAAATTATTTTCATTTATGAATTTAGAAGGCTGTATCTTCATTTCTTTATAATGAGATCCTCCTACTTGTTTATAAAATGCTTTATTGCTCATTTCTTTTTTCCTCTATGTAAGTTAAATAGTCTTCCCCTATTGGATAGTTGTATTTGTAATCAGAGCTTAATAAATGTAATGAATACTTAGCCCTAGTTACTGCAACGTAGACTACTCTTTTTTCGTCCATCTTTTCTATGTTTGTCTTATTTTGATATTGAGAAGCATAATCAGCTTTAAAGTAAACTAAAACGTTATCTGCTTCCCCTCCTTTTACAGAATGAATAGTATCTATAATGATATTAGGATCATTATTTAATTGATCTTGTCCATATTTCTGTAATAGAATTTTTACGTAAGTTATTTCTGTTGGCTTAATATTTCTTTTCAATGCATGCCACCATTCCTGAGATTTAACTTCATCTTTCAAAGTTAAACCACACCATGCTTTTAAATCTTCAAAACTATATTCTTTATGATTTTCTTGTTGATCCCAGAACTCTTTCTTTCTATATAAATCATTAGATAAAGCTCTAACATATTTATACATATTAATAGCTTCTTCTTTAAATATCTTTTTACCATTAGATAATTTTGTCCAAGTTTTAATAGCTTTCCATTTATTTGATGTAAAAGATTTATTACCTTTATTATCCATAAAGTATAAACCTTTATCTTTAGCCATCATTCTAAGTTCATTAACAGTAGTTCTAATTTTACCTAGAATGTACCAACTACCCTTATATTGACTAAAGTCTAAGTCTCCAAAAGATATATAACGATGCACACTATCTTTAACATCTGGGTTTGGTAAAAATTCTTTGGGTTCACTATCTAATATTCCTTTTCTAACAACTTGAGAAAATCTATGTATTTCTTTTCCAAAACGTCTTGTTTGAGTTAATACTTTCTTTTGGCCAGGAAAATAATTTGTAAAATATTTATGATTAGAACCATTCCATCTATAAATAGCTTGGTCATCATCTCCAGCTAAATATATTTTATTAGCATTATCTGCCATCTTATAAACAACAGACCACTGTAATGGTGTAAAATCTTGTGCTTCATCTAATATAAGTATTTCTAATGGTGGAAAGTTTACTTCATCAATTGTTTTCTCAATCATATCTGTAAAGTCCATATATTGAGTTGCACCGTCTCTTTTATACTTATTATAGGCTTGTACCTTTCTTAATAACAAATCTAATGATTCTCTCTTATAAGTTTCATTACGATAGACTTCTTCTACAGGCTTCATCATGTTTCTTGCTTTATCATAAATATGTAAAGACCAGTCCTTATATATAAATGAATCATCGTCTAATCTTGAATCTGAACTTTTAATAATTTGATTCTCTAATGCAAAATCAATCATACATCTTTGTGGATCAAATACTTCTATTGTAAAATATTTTTTACAATATTTGTGAAGGGTTTTAAATCTTTGAAAATCTTTTAAAGTATATTTAGGAAATGCTGACAATGCTCTGCCTACTGCAGTGTCAACCGCCTTATTAGTAAAAGAAATAAACGCAATATCTTGTGGTCTAATTCCTTGAGCCAAGGCATCTGTTAATATTTCTTGAACCAATGTATTTGTTTTACCAGTTCCTGGTGGGCCATAATACTTAATAGTTTTATTTCTAATACTATTTTGGTGCTCTAAACTGCTGTGCGTGGTAAGCATCATCTAACTCCGTTAAGTTTCCTTGTTTATTTTGTACTGTTGGTTCTGTTCGTTTTTCTTTTTTCGTAAAATCAGGTAAAGCAACTTTCCATATATTCTTCTCTCCTTTGTAGTAATCTAAT